TCTAGCCAATTTTTGTAACGTGTTACATGGTCGTACACGTTGTGCCTAGTCAGCACCTTCACCATCGGCCAATTTTTATTAATCTTTAAGTTTTAAAAATTTTATCATCACATCACACATTCCCCTTTCTATTTGTCTGAAATATTCACTTTAGACGATAAAACTATTACATTGTAAGCCGTAGACGCATTTAGCCGAGGCCATACTTATTCGAACCGGCTGGTAAACTTCCAGCCGGAGCCCAGAGGGTGCCGCACAAAGTCTGAAGTATGTAGCTCTTTATCAAATACAGTCAATCTGAAGCAAATATCTTAAAACCGTTTTAATTAACACCATGTCCAATATTTCTACTCCCCTCAGTGAGAGCTCTGGTTGTAAAGACCATGTAGATCGTACGCTTGCTATCAAGCCCGTTACCACATTCAGAAAAACAACAGAAAAAGAAACAAGACAGCGTTCGGAAACGCAGAAAATTAGAAAAGAGAAATATGAAGTCAATAATCAAAGAAAACATAAGACCAAAATTGAGATGAAAAGACAACAAAGAGTTGCAAAAGATACACTCCCCAAAAAAGAGCCAGGCGAGTATAAACATGAAATGGCCCAAGCTGCAGTTAATCCAGAACGACCACTGGACGGACAGCAACCCCAACCTGAGGAGCAAAAGGTTGAGGACTACAACAACCCCAGCGAGTACACTGGCATGCGCTCCATAGAGGTGAAGACTGACCCCTATGGAAACGTAATTACTAGCCCACTCGAGCAAACCGCGTCGGAAATGCAAGTCGTGTTCGTCGATTTATATAAACCAATTATTGACGAAATTGAAGCTTTTTGCCATATAATTAGCGTTCCTTTGAATGAACGGAACTGGTACAAGCTTTACAAACTTATACGCGTCAAAGTGCAGCAAATCATCAAAAGTGATTATTCCAAGATGGAGAAACATTTAATTCTCAGACATGTCCAATATGCCCCAGGAGTTATACGCTTTAGACGTCTGTTTGAGAAACAAGCCTACACACATTCGAATCCAACCTCTTTTGACAAACCAAATAACGTTGTTTACAAATCAGTGGGTCACGACTGGCTCATTCCTTTGTTGAGTGACAACCCGTGGCAACAGTTTGAAACCGTCATTTTGTGGTCTTTCCTTTGGTTCGTCGTTAGAGTTTTTTCCAATGATCACTTCGTTCTGTGTGCAATGTACGCATTATTCCTATATTGGCTCTTATTTAAAGCCAGTTTAGACGCAAAATATATTGAACCACTAGGCAAAGCAGCTTTATCGCTTTCCTTAACGAATCTTTATTACGACCAGTATTCCGACAATGCTTGCAACATAGTTATTTTCACCATTTTGTACAGCATGTTTTATTTCAAATTCGGAAGGAATATACCAGATTCAAGAATGCCTTTTCCAATGGTTTTAACTAGAGATAACGTTTGGCGGCGTTTCGATGAAAAGAAAGATAAAGTAACTTTGGTTGACGATGTTCGCTCTCATTTGCAACACCCAGTCATTGAGACAAACACGACCTGTGACAGATCAGGAGAAGTTACCATCAACATTTTACCTTTGACACCGAATGTTGTTCTCTCAAACAACCCGAAACCTGAGAAAGAACGTCTTGTGGGCATTGAGCTTAATCCAGGCCCCATTTTCCATGAACTCTTTTGGTTGTTAGTTTCTTTGGTTATTGGGATTGTTGTGGAAATAGTCGGAGGCTTCACCGTGGGATACTTGTACACCACCATTTATGGTGTTCCAGCAAGCCTAACGACCAATTTTGTTGTCGATGGGTTGCGAGTTGTCACAGTCGTCCAGACGTTTGTCATGTTAGATTTCCTTTATCGGCGTACGACGTACATGGGGCCACTCTTCGCTATCGCGAATGCGGTAGCCCTTTGCTATGTTAGTTTCGTGCCACAACCACGATTAGTTGGCATCGAACCAAATCCAGGACCTAGTGGAGGAATTTTTTCAAACGGGTTCGACTCGCTGGAAATCTGGTCAACTACAGTGCCGGACAAGCCATTCTTTGAAGCTGTTGTGTATACATGCCTTTACTTCTGTAGCTATTATTGTTTGTGTTTCCTTTATATAGAGGGTGCTCGCATTATTGAACGCCCTGTTTGGTCAAATTGTTCATGGTATCGTTTGGCTCTCGATTTATCGGTTCATGGTCATCAACAGTTTTTGTTTCACCCATTTCGTGTTGCTTTTTACCTTGCTCTCTATCAGATAGCGGACCCTTTTTTGGCTTTCATGATGTTTTGTCGAGAATTAAATTCCTTCGTTAGTTACTACATTATTCTTGTCGGCATAGAGCTCAACCCTGGTCCAACCGTCTCAGCTCCCATCATCCCAGGCGAGACAAAAGAAGGTAGCGTTTGCAAAGACCTCAACGCGCCAGAAAAACAATTCAGAGAGGTCCAGGTTAAACATTTCTTAGTTTCAGAGTACGAGCCAGTAGTATACCCCAATGACAAGCAGAGCCAGCTGTCAGCAATACAAGCTCGTGTCCTCAAAAAGACACCAGAAATCGACCAAGCCGAAATGGGAAGATTCATAAAATTTGCCAAAAAGAATTTCAAAAAATTCTTTCGGGTTGGCAAGGTCGATTCGCTTAGTTTTGAAGACTACATTAAAGGCAGTAATGCCAGTCCATCAGTCAAAACCAAATTGAAAGAAACGCGCGAGTACTTAGACGCTTGTGGTGTGACTGAAGATTCACGATTGAGCAAAAGAACGTGCAACAAATGGACCATTCGCGAAAGTTTCGTGAAGGTAGAGAATAATATTTATCGCAGTCCCATGGGCGATAATCAAAAAGCCTCTCGATTGATTCAAGGGGCAAAACCAGAGTTCACGTGTTTGGTGGGTCCGTTCATAGCAGCTTTACAGGCTGACATAAAACAACAATGGAATGAGGACTCACCATTTTTCTTCACTTCAGGCGCTGACCAGTCGACTGTTGCAAGCTATCTCGTGCACGAAGGCGATATTGTTGAAGATGATGTTTCGGCTTGGGATAGTAGTATTAGCCCAGAACTATGTGAATTTGAATTATGGATGGCTAAACAATTTGGCGCCAAGCGGGCTGTTTTATCATTAATGCGAGCTAACATTAAAACTCGTGGCTACACTTCACATTTTTACTACGAGGTTGACGGTACGCGCAAAAGTGGCGACCAGTACACCTCCTTGTTCAATAGCATTATAAATGGTTTAGTCCATGCCTACATAATTTGCAAACACACGGGTTGGAGCGTCGACGTCATGAAGCGTCGAGTAAAAATGGTCTTGCAGGGCGATGACGACACAATGGTTGGGCCAGGGTTGCATAAGGTCCCTTTCAAAAAAGAAATGCTCAAGTTGGGCTTTAAAGCTGATGCCATTAAAAGAATGAGTCTAGATGAAACAGAATTTTGTTCGTGTTTTCATTATTCACACTCCTCGACTGAACACTACTTAGTACCGAAACTCGGGCGTCTTCTTCCAAAACTTGGCCATTCAATAAATTTGCCTTCCAATGTTTCACCCGATTCGTATCGTCGAGGCATAGCATTAGGTTTGCTTTTTACTTACCCAAGAGACAGATTAATGCAAGCGATTGGCAACAGTTTGCTCCGCAATTCTAAGGATGTGCCAGCATACCAACCAAAAATAGAACAACACAAAATGGTGGGACAGATCGATTGTGATCTTGAACCACTATATGCAACCAAATATAACCTTAGTTCATTCGACGTCACTTGTTTAGTCAATTTTCTCAACAATTGTGCGACCGGCGACGAATGGCCAAAGGAATATCAATACCTTATATTTGATCGAGACACTTCAGGACCAACGCTGATTTACTAAGTGTCTTTAATTTTAAATTTAACAAATCAGCGATCTAGCTCTTATTTCTTTAAGCTAGATCAGTTTACTAAAGAACGAGCCATGACAACAAGACGATGGCACTTGTTGGCTGCGGATAACGCGCCATGAGGTTAGTTCCCTCAAACCATTTACTTACCAATTACAACAAAATAACAACAATTTAGTATATGAAAACGCAGATTTGGAGACTGCAGAAAATCTCCATACTTCTAGTAAACAAATTATCAACCCTTTTTTGGCAAGAGGCCGCATAATGCGCCTCGGAGTTTTGCGACCTGCGAAACGACCTCATAGCCATTATCAATCTTTTAGCCAACCCTGTAACGGCACTGTCACGTGCGCGTGTGACCAGTGCGATGTCGTTCAATGGACGCCAGCCCCACGCCTGGTAGGTGTTGAACCCAATCCAGGCCCACCAAAATCAAAAACCAATTTGCGCGGAGCTTTAAAGAGCACTGCAGTCAAAGCCGCAAAAACAGCCGTCAAACAGGTTGTCGGCCATTCAAAGTCAGCCATTTTGAAGTCCGTTAAGAAACAAGGCAAAGAACCGTCCCTCGCTCGTCGTATGTTGCGCGGGGGCGCCTCTACTTTAGGTGGTTTCGTTGGTTTAGCCGGGCCTGCTGCTGCCGCAAGCGATTTTCTCAGTGATATTTTAGGGTTTGGTTCCTATCATGTTAAACAAAACAGTATCGCCACCAGTAGCGAACAGATTCCCGAATTCAAGTCGGATCGTGAAGGACGCTTAATCCTTGAACATCGTGAATGTTTGGGTGATGTTCTAGGCTCTACATCATTTGCTACGCCCTTTTCAGGTCTGATTAATCCAACTAATCCCACTATGTTTCCTTGGTTGAGCAATATAGCGCGAAATTATGAGCAGTATCGTTTCAAGGGTTTAGTGTTTATGTTTAAAAGCACATCCGCTAATGCCTTGAATTCAACTAACACAGCTTTAGGTACTGTCCTTATGACGACTCAATATGACGCCGCTAATTTGCTGCTCACCGACAAAGTCAGCATGGAAGCATACGAATTCACCACTTCTAATCCTCCATCAAAATCAGCCATCCACCCAGTTGAATGTAAACCTTCGTTGGACATTCTTAAGTCACGCTACGTTCGAGAGCCATTAGCTTCTTTGAACACAACACCCCAATCTAATACTGTAGCTTTTACTAATGTCGTCGGAGCCACCAATAATTTGGGTGCAGCCGGCACCAACATAACAGACGTTGGTCTTTTCCAGTTGTCCACCGTTGGCATGCAGGCGCAATCCATTATTGGAGAGCTTTGGGTGTCCTACGAAATAGAATTCACTAAACCAAGACCCCTGATGCAAGGTACAGGCACATTGCGCGCCCAATGGTCCAGTGTTTCCGCCTCCGCACCGCAAACAAGCACTTTTAATACATGTGAAGGAATGAAACTGGTTACGTCAAAATCAACTATTGTTCCCGGTCAGCGCGGTTTTCCTCAATTAGAATCCAATGGCCGTTACATTTCATTTGAAGGCTGCCTACCAGGATCAGTGTTTGAAGTCACCTTAGTAGGTGCATCAACCGGCGCTGTTCCATGGCCGACAGGCGCCTTAGGCCCATTTAATCCTTCTGGATTAGTTGGCGTCCCTTATGTTCAGATCTCACCTAGCGGGATAGGATCTGCATCATTTTACACTAGTACCGCTAATAGTATATACGCCACCGTGCGTGTCCAAATTCCACCTTTGAACCCAGGAGCGATCACGTATCCTTCTCTGGATTCACAGACGATATCTGCTGGTCTCAATGTCGTCACCCTGGACTTATTGATCACCCAAGTTCCAGGCAATTCTGCTGTACCCATGGCCGTTTCACTCTCATCAGAGCGCGAACGTTTTCAAGCCATGTTAGCTGAATTTCGCGAAGAAAAACAGGTCAGCGACAAACCCGAGTGGCCTATGCCACCATACGGTCAACCTGTCAGTCCCACCGGGCAACCAGTTGACCAAAACACCAAAGTCGCTTTGGATGTTAATCTCGTAGTAGTTGAAGAGACTGAGACCAAAGTCCCCTCCAAGGGATGACTATTTTAATTCACCTTCACTACGCACCCACATACAACGTTACATACATTTCTAGCGTGGGTTTCTTGTGACTGTCGCAAGTAAAATGAACAGTGTTCGTATAGATAGCTTAATAGTAAAGCGCGCCCAATACACGGGCGAGAGTCAGGG